CGCAAGGAATACGACAACTACCATTCAAAGCCAGATCAAAAGAAAAAGCGTGCCCAACGCAACGCGGCGCGAAAAATGATGGAAGAGGGTGGCAAGGTTAAGAAAGGCGACGGCAAAGATGTAGCCCACAAGAAGCCCCTCGCAAAGGGCGGCTCAAACAAGAAGTCCAACCTTAAAGTGACTTCGGCGTCCAAGAACAGATCATTTAAGCGGACTAAAACAGCCCGGATGGCATAATGTCAGAGATCCTTTCGCCCGACTTAGCCAAGCGGCTGAAGGGCGCATCGCCAGAGGTTAAGCTGAAGGCGGCAGAATTACTGGAGCAGGCCAAGCAGGCCCAAAAGATTGAAGAAGCCCGCAGTACGTTTATGGGTTTCGTCAAGCACACATGGCCTGCATTTATTGAAGGCCGGCACCATAAAATCATGGCAGAGTCGTTTGAGCGCATCGCCAGAGGCGAATTGAAGCGTTTAATCATCAATATGCCGCCTCGACACACCAAGTCGGAGTTTGCATCGTTTTTGCTACCGGCATGGTTTTTGGGCCAGTTTCCAGAGAAAAAGATCATCCAAACGGCGCATACCGCTGAATTGTCAGTGGGTTTTGGTCGTAAAGTCAGGAACTTGGTGGACTCGGACGACTTCAAGAAGGCGTTCCCCACACTCCAGCTAAGGGCCGACTCAAAGGCCGCGGGGCGCTGGAGCACCAACAAGAACGGCGAATACTTCGCTATCGGTGTTGGCGGTGCGGTGACAGGTAAAGGTGCTGACCTCCTGATCATCGACGACCCCCACTCGGAGCAAGAGGGCCAGTCGGCAGACCCCTCTGTCTTTGACAGAACCTATGACTGGTACACATCAGGACCACGACAGCGTCTCCAACCGGGGGGTGCTATCGTGATCGTGATGACCCGCTGGCACATGCGGGATCTGACCGGAAAGATTATAAAGTCCTCCGCTCAACGGGTAGGCTCCGATGAGTGGGAGGTAATTGAATTTCCAGCAATCATGCCGTCAGGCAAGCCCCTGTGGCCTGAGTTCTGGAGCCATACAGAGCTAGAGGCTCTGCGTAGCGAACTGCCCTCCTCTAAGTGGAATGCGCAGTATCAGCAAAACCCAACCGCCGAAGAAGGCGCACTGATCAAACGCGAGTGGTGGAAAAGGTGGGAGCACGACTATCCGCCCCAATGTGATTTCGTGATTCAGTCATGGGACACGGCGTTTCTTAAAACTCAACGAGCTGACTATTCGGCTTGCACAACGTGGGGCGTGTTTTATCACCCCGACGACGATGGCAATACACAGCCAAACATCATCCTGTTGGATGCCTACAAAGAGCGGCTGGAGTTTCCTGAGCTGAAAAAAACAGCGTTTGAAATGTGGAACGACATGCAACCCGACGCCTTTATAGTTGAGGGCAAGGCGGCAGGAATGCCCCTTATATTTGAATTGCGCGCTATGGGTATCCCGGTATCGGAATACACGCCATCGCGTGGAAATGACAAGATAGCTCGCGTCAACGCTGTAGCTGACTTGTTTGCATCTGGCGTGGTATGGGCGCCAGAGACCCGATTCGCCGAAGAAGTTATTGAGGAGTTCGCCGCGTTCCCTGCTGGGGAGCATGACGACCTCGTTGACTCATCGACGCAGGCGCTGTTGCGCTACCGACAGGGCGGATTCGTGGCCTTACGGTCAGACGAAGAAGATGACTTTGATCCTTACTCAAGGGTCGCGAACTATTACTGAGGTAAGAACAATGCCGATGACGCAGGTCAAGAAGCTGTACAAGAAGGGCGGAAAGATGAAAGACGGCGGCAAGGTCAAGGGCTACAGAGCTGGCGGGATGACCCGTGGCTGTGGCGCCGCCACAAAAGGCCGTAACCACTCCAACAAGATGGGCTGAATATGGCTATTGACCGGCTTGCCCAGCCCTTTGATGCGTCAGAGGGCGAAGAGCTAGAGATCGTGATTGAAAACCCTGAGTCTGTCAGCGTGATGGACGAAGAAGGCGGTATGGTCATCGATTTTGACCCTAACGCCTCTGAGCTGATGGGAGTCCGTCACGACTCCAATCTGGCTGAGTTCATGAGCGATGGGGACGTTGACGCTCTGGCAAGCGAGCTGGTGGCTCAATTTGAGTCAGATCGTAACAGTCGAGCGGACTGGGAAGACTCCTATATCCGTGGTCTTGACTTGTTAGGATTAAAGTTTGAGGACCGCTCAACCCCGTGGGAAGGCGCTTGTGGTGTATTCCACCCAATGCTGGCCGAAGCGGTTATTCGGTTCCAAGCCCAAACAATACAGGAAATTTATCCTGCTAGCGGGCCGGTTAAGACCTCTATAGTCGGCAAACTCACTGACGAAAAAACCAAGCAGGCGCACAGAGTTGAGAACTACCTCAACTACCTGATTACACAGCGCATGACTGAATATCGGACGGAAACGGAAAAACTTTTGTTTTCTCTCCCGATTGCAGGCTCTGCGTTCCGCAAAGTGTATTTTGACCCGAACATGGACCGCCCCTGCGCGATGTTCGTGCCGGCAGAAGATTTTGTTGTGAGCTATGGCGCGTCAGACCTCTCGACGTGTGAGCGTGCCACTCACGTTATGAAAAAAACTTCCAACGAAATCAGGAAGTTACAGGTTGCTGGGTTCTATATCGATGTTGATCTGCCGCCGCCTGCTCCAGACATTTCAGAAATACAGCAGAAGTACAACCGGCTGACAGGCGACTCAGAGAACTACGAGTTTGACAACCGGCACACCCTGCTGGAAATGCACGCTGATATTGACTTGTTAGGTTTTGAAGACACAGACCGCGGCACCCCTACAGGGATTGCATTGCCGTATGTTGTTACCATTGACAAGTCATCTAGAACCATACTGGCCATTCGGCGCAACTGGTACGAAGACGACCCTAAAAAGCTGAAGCGGGATCACTACGTCCATTATCAGTATCTGCCCGGACTTGGCTTTTATGGCTTTGGCTTAGTACATATGATCGGCGGACTGTCTAAGTCGGCAACTTCGTTGCTGAGACAGTTGGTAGACGCCGGAACGCTTGCCAACCTACCGGGGGGATTGAAATCTCGGGGACTCAGAATTAAGGGTGATGACACTCCCATCATGCCCGGAGAGTTCCGAGACGTAGACGTTCCGGGTGGTGCAATCCGCGACAACATCTCGTTCCTCCCCTACAAGGAACCCAGCAACGTCCTATACCAGTTGCTTGGGGATATCGTGCAGGAAGGCCGGAGATTCGCATCAGCGGCGGATGTAAAAGCCTCGGATATCAATGGCGAAGCGCCGGTTGGCACCACGCTTGCAGTGCTTGAGCGAGAGATGAAGGTGATGAGCGCGGTTCAAGCCCGTGTCCACGCCGCCGTCTCCAATGAGCTAAAAATCCTGTCAGAGATCGTCAAGGACTACGGGCCGGGAGTGTATCCGTATGACCTTGAGGATGGTCAGGTTATGGTCGAGGACTTTGATGATCGGGTGGATATTATCCCGGTCAGCGACCCTAACGCGGGCACAATGGCCCAACGCATCATGCAATATCAGGCGGCGCTACAGCTTGCCGCGTCGGCGCCCCAGATGTATGACATGCCACTCCTGCACCGGCAGATGCTGGATGTGCTGGGCATTCAAGACGCAGACAAGATCGTTCCAACTGACGATGACATTAGGCCGACAGATCCTGTCACTGAAAATATGAACATTTTGAACGGCGATCCCGTCAAAGCGTTTATTTATCAAGACCATGAGGCACACATTCAAGTGCATATGGCGGCGACAGATAACCCAGAAATGCAAAAACTTATCGCCAAGGCGCCAAATGCCAAGGCTATGCAGGCGGCAATGTCCGCTCATATCGCGGAGCACGTTGCATTTGCATACCGCGCCAAGATTGAACAGCAACTGGGCGTGGAGCTTCCCGGCCCAGATGAGAAGCTACCGGAGGATATTGAACTCCGCATATCTAGATTGGTTGCCCCGGCGGCAGACCAGATCACCGGCAAGGCCAAGATGATGGCCCAAGCAGAGCAAAACGCCAAGCAACAGCAAGACCCGATTGTTCAGATGCAACAGAAAGAGTTGGCCATCAAAGAACAGGGAGCTATGGCTAAGGCGCAGACCGAGATGGCCAAGATACAGGCCGATCTTGAA